AGCCCGTCGTCCGGTGATGCTATTCTCTGTTTTGTAAAAGAGCGGTACCAGCCGGAAGCAAGTGTACAAACTGGTACCGCCAAAGCAGTGGCTGTTGTGGTGGGCTTGTCACTCAGGCGTATGGTCAACCTGACAATCCGGTGTCCTCAACGGGGAAAGAGTAACCCCGCCATACTTACCGCCGCGCCATTTCGCGGATTACCACAACGCTGAGAGCACTTAGCCAGTTACAGCACCACACTTTGTCGCGGCTCCATAAATGCCCTCATCGTTGCACCCTGGTCTCTTCCCAGGCGTCAAACCGAATCGCCACGCTGGTTAGGCGTCTTATCAGCATCATCATTGACTTGCACATTCCGGCTACCTGGTTTGTTTGCCCGAGCAAGGAGTGGATTGTCCCCTTTAACGTCCCCAGACCGCTAACGACGCATGTGCCATACGCCGTGTTACAACCAAATTTTGTTAGTACCTTGTTTGTTTGTCTGGAAAGAAAGATAAAATGAAGTTGCGCATTATGCAAGTGTTTTTGTTGCGAGATATGCAATTTAAAGGGTAATGAAAAGCCACCTTTTGGTGGCTAATTGATGAGGAGGTAAGGGTTAATTGTGTCGCTTAAGGGTTTGTGACTGGCTGATTAAGACCTTTCCAAAGACCATAAACCGGTGTTCATTTTCGCTGGTAATTCCCCATTCACGGTAAATCTGGTTATCAGAAATCACCAGTAGTTTGTCAGGTATCATTTGCAGTCGTTTGACATAAATTTTATCATCAAAACCAAATACATAGATACCATCTCCATCAAACTGATTGATACTGACATCAACGAAGATGAGATCTCCTGGCTCAATGGTTGGACACATACTGTCCCCACGAACGTTGATAACTTTAATGTGATTGGCTGGCCGTCCGCCAAACATCGATACAGCATTATCAGTTCTGTATTCAATGGCATGAATCACATCAATGACATCACCGCCCTGGATAAGGCCATTTCCCGCACTGGCACTGACATCCAGCATTTCAATACGGAATACATCCTTCACCTGCGCAACATCCTCACTAATACTGTTTTTACATACAGTATTACTTTTGAAGTCTGAGGTAAAGAGATCAGCAATATCAACACCTAAGCTCCTGGCAATATTACTCAGGGCTTGTTCAGTGAATTGTTTCTGCTTACCTGTTTCCAGGCGTGAGATATTCGCCGCATCCACTCCTATTGCTTCAGCGAGATCGGCGATTTTCATGTTCTTCGCCTGGCGAAGTTGTCTGACTCGGTTTCCTATGTTCATGCATTTATTACATTTCTTTATTGCGCGTTAAGCAAATCAACTTGCGCAAAATATTTGCGTGAAATAATATGCTTATCACGCAATATGTGGAGGTCATATGCAATCACCATTACGGAATGTGCGTAAGGCGCACGGATTTACTTTGCAGCATGTTGCTGCTGGCGTTCAGGTCAATCCAGCGACGCTGAGTCGTATTGAAAGACTGGAACAAATTCCATCTATCGATCTTGCAGAACGTCTGGCCAATTTTTTTAAGGGTGAAATCAGCGAAATGCAGATTCTTTATCCGGCACGTTTTCAATCTAGCCAAAACCAGAATGGGTTTAAACCACAGGAACAGGAGGTAAGCCGTGGGTAATCATCACTGGAAAGTGGAAAAACAGCCTGAGTGGTACGTGAAAGCTGTCAGAAAAACTATCGCGGCGTTGCCGGGGGGTTACGCTGAAGCTGCTGAGTGGCTGGATGTAACAGAGAACGCATTATTTAACCGCCTTCGTGCCGATGGCGATCAGATTTTCCCGCTGGGATGGGCAATGATTTTACAACGTGCTGGTGGCACTCACTTCATTGCTGACGCTGTGGCGCAGTCTGCAAATGGCGTCTTTGTGTCTCTTCCTGACGTCGAGGATGTGGACAATGCCGATATTAACCAGCGTTTACTGGAAGTCATTGAACAGATCGGCAGTTATTCAAAACAGATTCGTTCGGCAATCGAAGACGGTGTAGTGGAACCGCATGAGAAGACAGCAATTAACGACGAGCTGTACCTCTCAATTTCGAAGCTGCAGGAGCATGCAGCACTTGTCTACAAAATTTTTTGCGTTTCAGAAAGTAATGACGCCCGCGAGTGTGCAGCTCCGGGCGTCGTGGCGTCGATTGCTTCTGGTTGTGGAGAAACTAACGCATGAACAGTTTAACAACACACTACCGTCGCTCGCAACTGATTGCGCTTCCTGTACCGGGTGGAAAAGCGAAGGTGGAGTATTGCTATGCAGTAAATGTACCAGGTGACAGGGAAATTGTAACCCACAGCTTTGCTGAGTGGGCTGTGGGGGATTTCAACCGGCAGAAGGAGACAGTCCTTTGCGACAAGTTAACCGCTGGTTCAAAGATCACTACGGAGTGCCCGTCAGAGTCATTCGTTGGGAGCCGGAAACACAACGGGTTATCTACCTCCGTGAAGGCTATGAGCATGAGTGCTTCAGCCCGCTCGAACAGTTTCGTCGTAAATTCAGGGAAATAGAGGTCGGTCATGAGCACTAAATTAACCGGCTATGTATGGGATGGTTGCGCTGCGTCAGGCATGAAATTATCCAGCGTGGCAATTATGGCCCGCCTGGCTGATTTCAGTAATGACGAAGGTGTGTGCTGGCCATCAATTGAAACTATTGCCCGTCAGATTGGCGCGGGGATGAGTACCGTCAGAACGGCTATCGCACGGCTGGAAGCAGAAGGCTGGTTAACGCGTAAGGCGCGTCGCCAGGGTAACCGCAATGCGTCGAATGTTTATCAGCTTAACGTTGCGAAGCTTCAGGCAGCGGCATTTTCTCAACTGTCAGATTCTGACCCGTCAAAATCTGACGCATCAAAATCTGACCCGTCAAAATTTGATGCGTCGAAATCTGGCAAAAAAGCGGGTTTTCACCCGTCAGAATCTGGCGGGGATCCGTCAGTAAAATCAAAACATGATCCGTCAGATAAAAAACCTTCTCGTCCGGACGCTTCGCAACCGGACACGCAGACGGCTGAACAGGATTTTTTAACTCGCCATCCTGATGCGGTTGTATTCAGCCCTAAAAAGCGCCAGTGGGGAACGCAGGATGATTTGACCTGCGCACAGTGGCTCTGGAAAAAAATCATTGCCCTGTACGAGCAGGCCGCCGAATGTGACGGCGAGGTGGTTCGTCCCAAAGAACCGAACTGGACAGCATGGGCAAACGAAATTCGCCTGATGTGTGTGCAGGATGGTCGTACTCACAAACAAATCTGCGAGATGTACAGCCGCGTCAGCCGCGATCCGTTCTGGTGCCGTAACGTGCTCAGCCCGTCGAAGTTGCGGGAAAAATGGGATGAGCTTTCCCTGCGCTTATCGCCGTCCGTCAGCACGCACACAGAAAAACGTGAAGACCCGTACTTCAAAGCCAGTTACGACAACGTGGACTACAGCCAGATCCCGGCAGGATTCAGGGGGTGAGCATGAGTCTTTTGAATGACGTTCAGAAATTCATTGAAGCCCATCCGGGCTGTACTTCCGGAGACATTGCGGATGCTTTTGCAGGTTACTCACGGCAGCGCGTTCTGCAGTCAGCAAGCAAGTTACGTCAGAGTGGGCGTGTGGCTCACCGTTGTGAAGGAGATACACGCAGACATTTCCCGCGCCTGACTGAGAGAGCGCAGGAGCCGGAACCACAATCTGTTCGTGAAACCAGACCTGTGCGCAATTTCTATGTCGGCACTAACGACCCCCGGGTGATTTTGTGCCTGACCCGCCAGGCTGAAGAACTGGAGTCCAGGGACTTATTCCGTCGAGCTGCAACGGTGTGGATGGCGGCATTCCGTGAAAGCCACTCCCAGCCAGAACGAAACAATTTTCTGGCGCATCGTGAGCGGTGCTTACGGAAAAGCAGCAAGCGCGCTGCATCGGGTGAAGAGTGGTATCTGTCAGGGAATTACGTGGGGGCTTAATGAGTAATAAATATTGCCAGGCGCTGGTGGAGCTGCGGAACAAACCAGCCCATGAACTGAAGGAAGTGGGCGATCAGTGGCGCACGCCGGACAACATTTTCTGGGGAATTAACACCCTGTTTGGCCCGTTTGTTCTGGATCTGTTTACTGATGGTGATAACGCCAAATGTGCCGCTTATTACACTGCGGAAGACAACGCGCTGGCGCATGACTGGTCAGAACGTCTTGCGGAGCTTAAAGGTGCTGCCTTTGGTAATCCCCCGTACAGCCGCGCCAGTCAGCATGAGGGGCAATACATCACCGGCATGCGTTACATCATGAAACATGCCAGTGCTATGCGTGATAAAGGCGGGCGCTATGTTTTCCTGATCAAAGCTGCCACCAGCGAAGTGTGGTGGCCGGAAGATGCAGACCATATTGCTTTTATTCGCGGGCGTATTGGTTTTGAACTGCCTGCCTGGTTTATCCCGAAGGATGAGAAGCAGGTGCCGACAGGTGCTTTCTTCGCTGGTGCTATTGCTGTTTTCGATAAGACCTGGAAGAGACCGGCAATCAGCTACATCGGGCGCGATGAACTTGAGGCATGTGGTGAGGCGTTTCTGGCGCAGGTTCGCCAGCAGGCGGAAAAACTGGTCAGGGAGATGGCGGCATGACGACGTTAACTCAATGCCAGCAGCAGGTGCTGGATATGCTGATTTCTTATCAGAAAGAACGTGGCTTCCCGCCAACCAATCAGGAGGTGGCAACCATGCTGGGATACCGGAAAGTGCAGCCCGTAAGGCACTGAGATTACCGAAGCCTGTTGTGCCGTCTGTTACCCGGGAAAGTGACCTTGTGCCTTCGGTTCCTGCCACCAGCATCATCCTGGATAAGGCGAAAAAGGTGCTGGCGCTGAAAGTGGAGCCGGAGTCGCCGGAGTCTTTTATGTTACGCCCCAAACGTCGCCGCTGGGTTAATGAAAAGTACACGCGCTGGGTTAAGACACAGCCGTGTGCATGTTGTGGAAAGCCTGCTGATGATCCCCACCACCTGATAGGTCACGGTCAGAGTGGAATGGGAACAAAAGCGCATGACCTTTTTGTGTTGCCTTTGTGCAGAAAGCATCACGACGAGCTGCATGCGGATACCGTGGCATTTGAAGAGAAGTATGGCTCCCAGCTGGAGCTGATATTTCGTTTTATCGATCGTGCGCTGGCAATTGGCGTGCTGGCCTGATTTTGTGGAGAAAGTTGATGCGTGATATGTATGAAGTTTTAGACCGCTGGGGAGCGTGGGCTGCAGCAGATAACAGTGGTGTGGACTGGCAGCCGATAGCAGCAGGCTTTAAGGGGCTTTTACCTCATGGTAAAAAAATACGCCTTCAGTGTGATGATGATGAAGGCATCATGATAGACGGCTGTGTTGCCCGCCTGTGTAAGTATAAACCAGACGAATATGAGCTGATCATTGCTCACTTCGTTATAGGTATTTCACTGCGTTCTATTGCGAAGAGACGCAGATGCTCAGATGGAACAATCCGGAAGCAATTGCAGACTGCGTTAGGTTTCATTAATGGGGTTATGTACATGCTCAAGTAATATTTGGCATTAATTTAAATAAAATACCGATGATGCCTATGAATGTAGGCATCCATGCTAGTGATAATAAACTGTCAAGCACCTTATGACAAAAATCCTCATTGTCATTTAATTTTTTAATAGCCTCTTCTAAGCTCTCTTTAAGATCGCTGGTGTCATCCTTTATTCTATATCTTAATTGTCCAAAAAGTATTTCTTTAGAGTGTGAAATACGAGCAAGTTGTTTTTTTTGTGACACAATCATTGCAGATGTTATTATTGCTGTGATAATCAATCCAATTAAAGCAATAATCCAATCAGCTTTTGTTGTTAATTTGAAAATAGCAATTGAACCAGCTAGTGAAATAGGTATTGCAAGAGCTTTGTTAGAAATTTCTGAAATTATTTTTGACAGTTTTTCTGAGTAATCGAGTTCAGCATCAACAACTTCTTTCCTTGCTTTATGAAAAGAAAATGCCGACATGTAAGCAGCTAAGTTGTTCGTATAAAGTTCGCATATGAAATCCCACTTGTTAATTAACTCGACAAAGGAATTTCCATTTTTATTAACATACTCAATAACTGTGTTTCTGAAAGTGTTAATCTTTTCAATGTGATGGGCATCAGTAGTAGCTTCACTACTTACTAATGTTTTAACTAACTGAGTATTTACTGTTTTATCATTAAAAATTTCTTCTGTAATATTTGTTTCAATTACAGCAGAAGAAGATTTAGACTCTGAGTTTAAAATAAAGACTAAACGATAAAATGTACCTTTGCTATCTTTTTTTATATCATGGAAATGAGCAAGCATGGAAAGAGCATTGATTAGCTCACAAATGTCCTCAATTTTTTGGATATAAGAAGGTTTTGGTGTTTCTAATGAATAGAAATCATCCTCTATAATATAGAAATACTCTGGCATTATGCCTTTCTTGAGCGTGTTTATTTTTACAAACTCGTTTTTATTTTTATAAAAACGATTCGCACTTCCTTGTGAAATTTTAAACGAGTATGTAAGAAAATTTCCCTTTTCAGGAAAGTCTTCATAATCATAAATTAAATGACCATCCACCTCTATTTCGTCAGCTGTACCAGCTTGAAAAGTAGGGTTCAAAATTCTTTTGAACAATGATTTTACGTCTGCATTATAAGCTATACGCGCAGAAAACTTAGCCCCGTCAAAATGAGGATAGCTTGATAATCTATACAGATTAACTATTATACTAAAATCATTCATTCTTTATCTTCTTCATTACTCGGGTTATCAGTTTCTTTCAACGCTCTTCTTATCTTAGTTAATGCTTCAACAGGCAAATTATTAAATGTTAGGCTTTGGTTTTCGTCATCATAATATATTTTAGCATCAGTTGTGACACCGAGTAAATCCTTGTCGAAGTGAAAGCTCAATGATGGGGTTTTATATATCACATTGCGGATTTTATCTAAGGAGTTTTTATTGATTACGAACTCTGATGGGATTCTGACTTCCTCACTATTGAGGTGTTTCATTAATTTATCAACAAGTTCTGTTTTTTCTTCCTCTTTTAAATAGGACATATGGCCTGAAGCAAGCGATTCGATATCAGAAAGCCTTGCAGAGTACTCGTTGTCAAATTGCTTTTCTAAGTATTTGATAACATCATTTCTAAATGACTCTGCTTGATTTTTTAAAAGTGGTTCTTTCTTAAAGAAACGCCTTATTTCATCTGGTAACTTACGGGTTGCACCTGCTGAAGCAATCCCCTTGTCACATCCTAATGCTGCTATAAAATATGCTGCCGCTGACTGTCCCGTAGTTTTGCTTATAAAGCTTAGATAACTTAAGTCTGTTTTTTTTAAGTCATCTGCTTTTTGGTATTCTTCATAATATCTGAAATTTATTTTTGCTGCTTGGTTAATATTACCAAGTTCTAAGTGAATCATTTCCTCTGGCTCTAAATTTTCACTAATAGTTACGCCATTAGTTTTTTTGATCATTGTAACCAATAGATAACGGAAACCAGATAAAATATAATCAGTAAAAACAACATATCCTCCAGAAGCCCAAATCTGCTCTTGAGCAGATTTATACATTTGTTTCATAACTTCCTTCGATAATTCAATGAAATCACTTGAAACAGATTGTTGAACTAAAGAGTATTTATGAAATAGCTCTGGTATAGGGCCTTGCTTTGTTTTATTTTTAATAAAAACACCATAATGCGCTGAGTTCCCTTTTGAACCATACAAATCAATAACACCGTCTACTAATTTTTTTACTATATCATTTGTTTTATCTAGTTCTGTATCACGAAGATTGTATGGTTTGGAGTGATCGAAGTCTTTATTAGATTCTTTTAAGAGCTCATGAACGATTACGTGGCGTATGCTTGCTTTGCTCATTTTTTTGGTCAATTCCATGCGGTTAAGCTAACAATTGTAAAGAGCATAATAAATTACTAACGCGTACGCAAAAACTATCATAATCTGTTAAGAGTGGTTACTTCGCCACACAGCTTAAACCCGCCGTCGAGCGGTTTTTTTGTACCTGTAAACCAAGAGCAGTACGGTAAACACGCTGGTGGTCGTGAATACTGACTTTTTATCTTGCTGGCTTTTTAGACAAGAGTTATTGGTATGTCATGTTAACCAGAAGGGAAAAAGACATGCTAAAACAGCAAGATATGACAGAAACGGCGAAAGTTGTTTTTAATGAATTAAGCATCGAACCGGCAACAGTCGGGGAGATTGCACAAAACACATACCTTTCACGCGAACGCTGTCAGTTAATACTGACCCAGCTGGTTATGGCGGGGCTGGTAGATTACCAGTTCGGCTGTTACAGACGCCTTCAGCAATGAAGGGCTTTTAATTTGTGAAAATGGGCGGCTGGTGGGTGTTGGTAGCACCTGCCAGCCATTCGCTCATGCCTACTGGTCACAAGCGAACCACGGCCCACTGCTTTAGCGCAAAAGCAGAGTGAGCCTACCAGAGTTACGCTTACTGATCCATGAAAAACACTGTAAAAATAAACAGTGTTGATTTAATCAACGCTGATTGCCTGCATTTTATTCAGTCCCTGCCTGATGATTCCATTGACCTGATTGTTACCGATCCGCCTTACTTCAAGGTGAAACCCAACGGCTGGGACAATCAGTGGAAAGGG